ATACAATAGATTCTGGGTTCAAATCCCAGTATCCCTACAAGGAGGTCAATATGAACTGGATACAGGCATCAGTTATATTTGGACCAATAATAATATTGATCATTGCATTTTGGGATGATATAAAATAAAGCAGTTGACTAGGATATATATATGAAGAAATTATATGCATTAGTAAGTACCATTGCGATAGCAATCCTTTCAGGAGTCGCATTGTCTAAATTTTTAAATTGGGCGGGAAATGTAGAAATCTTTGATTTTGACCTAGACGAAGATATAGACTATGAAGAACTCTAAACTATATAGGTCAATACTCTGGCTATCTTGGATTCTCATTGGTCTATATACAATAGGGACATTATGGATAATAAGGTAAATTCGGACAAAGCAGACCAATTAGCGAAATATTTGCTAGATCGTCGATATGAGGAATGCAATTATTATCAAGCTGACAAGTTCATTGCACGGTGTTCGCTAGAGTGGGTCATAAAGGGGCTTAAGAGCCGATTAGAGACATGTTTGAATGCAGAGTCAGGGGTATGTGACATATGGTACTTAGAATCCCATTCTGACTGTTTATTATTAATGAATCTAATATATGAATATAGTGCTGATCCCCTGTATGATGCTAAATTTTAAAAAGGGTTCTTCTACCGCCGCCGCACTTCAATTTTTTCACTTTTGCACTATATAGGTCTTTTGTCTCTTTTGTATGCATTAGAAATTGTTTTAGATAGATATTTGTATTTTGATCTTGTTTCATCATAACTAAAAAACATTGATATAGATAATCTATCAGCGCCCAAAACTTCTGTTACCTCATGCGGGGTGTTCTTATTACTATTAAAAAAAAGTAGTTGACCAGAATTTGGCTTAACTTTTATGTTTTGAAAAATAAATTCTCCACCATTGTAATCACTATTTAAATAAAGTATTGCAGATATTAGATTTTCTTCATTATTATCTATGTCTGTATGTAGAGAATTAAATGATCCAGACTTCATAGTTAGAAATTCAACCCATTGTGTGTAAACTTTAGCATTATTATATTTAGATATTATGCTAGAAGTTTTATCTACTATTAAATCAATAGAGGTTTGTTTATTTAAAAAAGATTCAATTTCTTCTTTAGATAAAAAATTATTTATTGATACCAGCATTTTTTGCATTAATTATTTTGTGAGTGTTATCGCAATATGGAAAATCTGCTGATTGTCCACAAATGCACTTCTTTTTGCAGAATGTTGTTTCAGGGTATACTGTTTGTACCCAACTAATTATCTCTTTTTCATCCGTCATGTGCGGATGCTTGTCTGGATTAAATAGCTCATATGTTCCAGGAGCATGCTCTAGTTCCATGCAGAAGTTTGAATAAGCATACCTTGTACCAGATGTAATTTTTCTTACACCATGCTCCCAAGGGTGTGTTGCTCCATGTATTGCCATATCTCCTGGTCGCACATCTACCTCTAAGCAATCAAATGGGTCCCCAGGTCTATTTTTTACAGATCCGTCTTTTTCAAGATTTGGGTAAAATATTTGTCCGTCAGCGTAGTCTCCAAAATATGTAACTATTCCATGACTTAGTCTACAGCAAGTTGACCATCTATCTAATTGTGTTAGATTATGCTCCATATTCATTCCTGGGCTATCTGCGTGTACAAACATGCCCTCATCACCTGGACGCATAACATTAACAAAAAGCTGTGGATGGATGTAGTGCTCTGGGTATAGGGCTAAAGAAATTCTATCCCATATAGGCTTTAATTCAAGCATCAAGGGTCCTGTTTTATTTTTGTACCAATCAATTGCCTGGTCTTCAAATTTAAATGCATCCTGGTTATTAGCAAATTTAGATTCATACTCTTTCATGATTGACATTATTTGGTTATTTTCTTCTTCTGTTACAAAGTTACGCCAAATCCAAACTTGATCCGCCACTTGCTCAAAATTCTTGTTGTCAGTAAACATTATTTTTTCCTAACTATACGTTTAAAAAATCCTTTTATTTTATTAAGATTTTTTTGAAGGTCTTTTTCAGCTTTTCCACTAGGTGTATCACCATAGCCAGGTGAAGAAAAGTAAGGGCTATGCATTGCTTTTGAAAAGTGATCTCTAGGGGACATAATAATATAATTATACCACTTAAATAATAAAGCCCCATTCAGAGGCGGATCCGAATGAGGCTTTATATACTGGGAGCAAAACTCAACCAATACTTTAAAAGTATAAAGTATTATCCAAATAATGTCAAGGAACTAATACGCCTTTTTCTACAAGAAGGTCATACATGTTTCCCATTTGCCACTGCAAGAATGGCTGGTTCTTAATAATTTGCTGCTCAACATCTGCAATATCTGCCCCTGAAGAAACTCCAGCAAATCTTGTATCATTATTTAGTTTTTCAAGCATTAGTAGTACTACTTTTTCTTTTTCCATTTTATTCTTCCTCACCTGGTGTAAATGAAGGCGCTGGTCCCAAAAGGTAACCCGCCTCATGATATTCTATCATTTTTTGAGTATCTTCACTACCTACAATTTTATTTGAAATTAAGGTAAGAAGGTCGTACATTCTATGAAGCATAATATAATTAACCATAGGTAAATTATCTTCAAGATTATTTGAAACTTCTTTATTCAGGTCTTCCTGCATCTAACCAAAAAGCCTCTCTGCCCATAGAGTCGGTAATTGGGATATTGATCGACTCTCTATTACACTCACAGTATTCTTTATTACACACTTCTATTTTCCTCAACCAGCTTTACTATTTTTTGATATGTTGCAGACCCCATATCCTTTCTGTATTCACACTCTAGGCAATATAGAGATATGTTATCTGCTAAATCTTGATTACAAAAAAGAATGGATTGGTCTACTGGGCATAAAAGCTTTTCAACCAATCCTTCTTCTGACATGGAGATGTAAGTTGATACATATTGTATCCTCATCCCATCTCCTTTACTTTGTCGGAAATTTTAAGAAAAATTCCTTAGCTCTTGGGGTCATGCCCTTCCAAGCTGACCAATCACTGCCGCCATCGGTCATATAGTACGTTATCTCTGCGTTTGTTACTGGGTCGAATAACTCTTTGTTACTCTGTAGATCAAATTTCTCAAGTCTGTCAGGACCAAGATTTCCAATCATATTTATCTGAAATAATCCGTAAGAATTATCTCCTGTTTTTCTGTCCCCGTTATATGCAAGCGGTCTTCCATTAGATTCACGCTTTGCTATGGACCAAGCTTTTTTAAGACCTAGTCCTTCGAATCCTACAGTCTCCAGAAGTGTTAACAACTCTTGATCTGTAAGCATCTCAGATGGTTTGTAAATTTCTTTACTAAAGCTATCTAAGACTTCTTGCTTTAATTGGGCTTCAGTTTTCACTAAAGGTTCTACTACAGTTACAGCGTTTGCTGTGTTTCCAAACAAAAATAACATTGTTACTGCTATTATCGTCCAGTCACGAACTAAATCGCTAAACTGTTGCTTTATATTCTCCATTGGCATTTCCTCCTATAGAGATAACGAGATACAATCATAACATTAATAGATAAACCATGTCAACTTAGTTAACTGAAACAATATCTCATATATTGATATTTCTAAAAATATTTTTCACCCCTAGACCGCTAAATAAAAGTTTGATACACTAGGACTTCATCTAAAAATTACACCGCAAGGCGGAGAAAAGGTCGTATGATAAATGTCACAAAATATTGAAAATCCTTATGAGAACTTTATTGCTTTATCCAGATATGCAAAATGGGTAGAGGCAGAAGGTCGCAGAGAAACATGGGGAGAAACAGTAGATAGATACTTTAACTTCATGACTAATCATCTTAAGGTAAATCATAATTATATTCCAAATGAAAAGCTAGTTGCGGAATTAAAAGAGTTTGTGTTTGAACGAAACGTTATGCCGTCTATGAGATCAGTAATGACATCAGGAGCTGCTCTGGAAAGAGATAATGTTGCTGGATATAACTGCGCTTTCTTACCAGTTGACTCCCCTCGATCATTTGATGAGACAATGTATGTTCTTATGTGCGGAACTGGAGTTGGATTCTCTGTTGAATACAAGTATATAAATAAGCTTCCTCCAGTCCCAGAAAAACTTGAAAAGTCAGATACTGTTATTGTTGTTGAAGATTCAAAACAAGGATGGGCAAAAGCTTATCGTGAACTACTTGCTTTACTTTGGACAGGACACATTCCAGCAATTGATGTCTCAAAAGTTAGACCTTCAGGAGCACGTTTAAAGACAATGGGAGGAAGATCCTCTGGTCCGCAACCACTAGTAAATCTTTTTGATTTTACAATTGCTAAATTTAAAAATGCTACAGGAAGAAATCTTAAGCCAATTGAATGCCATGACATTATGTGCAAGATTGGCGAAGTTGTAGTTGTCGGCGGAGTACGTAGATCAGCAATGATTTCTCTTTCTAATATTAATGACATTGAAATGGCACAAGCTAAATCAGGAAATTGGTGGGAGCAAAGCCCACAACGTGCACTATCAAATAACTCTGTTGCTTATTCACGCAAACCAGAGATGGAGCAGTTTATTGCAGAATGGAAATCTTTGTATGACTCAAAATCTGGAGAACGAGGTATATACAATGTGGCCGCAGCTCAAGCCCAGGCAGCCAAATATGGAAGAAGAGATCCAGATATACACTATGGAACTAACCCTTGTTCAGAGATTATTTTACGTCCTTACCAGTTTTGTAATCTTTCAGAAGTCGTATTACGTGAAAATGATACAAAGAAAGATAT